AAACTCTCTTTTAGCTAAAATTTCATAATCATTACTTGTTACCTCTTTCTTGAACTTGGAATGATTTAGGAGCGTTTTGTTTTATACTATCAATACTTTCTGCATCAGTTCCACCGCTTGAATTAGCAATAGTAGTTACAACAGTATTACTATATCCTGAAACTAAATCTACATTAGTAAAAGTTTTTCCGTTATTACCTTCTTCTTTACTTGAAATACGATATTTGGCTTCTATTATGTTGCCTAGAACTGGTTTTTTACCAAAAATACCATCACCAAAAGTAATTTTATATTTACTACCTTGAGTCGGTTCAATAAAATAACTATTTGATGAGGCAGTCAAACCAAATAAAGTATCAACTTTTGACCAAACTGCATTTACTGAACTTGTATTAGATGCCCTTACTTTTACTTCTAAGCTATCTGTATCTATATCTGCATTAGATAAAGTGGCTGTAAAATTATTAGCAGCAGCTACAGTAAAAAATTCTTCTACTATTTGACCTTCATAGATTTCAATTTCACCACTTATCCATTCTGCTACCCCGGTAGTTGTATTAGCTGCCTTGGTAATAACAATATCACTATCTGTTGAAAATGTTTTACTTTTACCGTTAATAGATGAACTGAACTTATGCCATTTATTTAAAGTGACTGACCCTGGATTATCTGTAGGGTTAACTTTAATTTTTATTTTTGCATTAGCAGAAGAGCAAGAACTAGGAAGATAGTTTAGTTCTTTAGCATGTGAAATAATACTATCTTTTATTTGTGCTGAATCAAGAAACATTTCATTAGCAATCATATTTGCATAGAAATTATTGAGATATGTATTATAAGAAAGAACATCTAGTATAGTACTAATATTTGAACCTTCGAAGTCATAGTCTTTAATATTAGCTTGACTTCTTAAAAAATTACGTAGATTATCTTTAATTTTATCAAAATCTAAATCTACTACTGTTGTTGCTGTATTTGCTGCCATTACCTTACCCTATCTAAAACTAAATTAAATGTTCTTGGATTTTCAGAATTAACTGCCATAAACGTAATATAAACATTAAATGAATGTCTGTCTTCATCACTTTCTACTAAAACATCTAAAATCTCACACCTTGGTTCATAATTAGATATAGTTTCTTTTATAGCTTCTTTTACATTATAAGCAGTGTGAGGTGAAGCTAATTCAAATAATAACGACTTAACATTAGAACCAATGTCAGGTTGAAAAGGCCTTTCATAAAAATTAGTTAGTAATAAATTTTTTATTGATTGTTCTATTGCATTTTCATTAGTCGTTAATAGAACATCATCATTTGCAGGGTTGAGAGCAAGATCGGTTCTCAAATCTGAAAAAAATATTTGTGATGTCCTTGTTGTAGCCATATTTTTATTTATCTAACTTAATTAAAATGAAATAGGAATATTAAGTTCAAAGTCTGCTAGCTCATCTGCTTTTTCAGTTAACTTACTAACCTTATCAGATAGCTCTGCTGCATTGATTGCTTCAGGTAATGCATCTACAGCATCCTGTAACGCCTTTTCATCTATTTGCTCTAAAACTGTTTTAATAACTTTTTCTGGTTCTATTTCTGGACCTGTTAAAGGAACTCCTTTTGTAATAAATTCACCGTCTATTTTTTGAATATCTGGAACTAATTTACATAACGTATCAGCATCTATTTTACCGCTTAGAATATCTGCTTTAAGAGATTCAATATCCACATCAGGGAATTTTTCTTTTAAACTATCTAAATTTAAAAGTGCTTGTGCTTTGTCTAAAGGGTTATTACTATTAAGCTTAGCTAGAACTGAGCCAACTTCAAACTGTAAACTTAACTCAGGCAGTTTTATTTCTGGTAACTCAGGAAGATCAATAGCAGGAATAGTAATTTCAGGAAATTCTATCTCAGGAATCATACCTTTAATACCCCCTGCTAACTTTCCTAACTGAGCATCTACAGTAGAAGATAAACTATCAAGCTTATCAACAATACCTTGTGCTCCATCAGTAAGCCCGTTTATAGCTCCTAAAGCACCTTCTTTTAAATTATTTAAATTAGCTAATCCTTTACCTGGTCCACAGCTCATATTATCTCCTAACTATTATCTGGCCCTGATGTTTTACTTCCTGCATTATTAGCAGTATGTTTGTGTGTTGTTAATTTAACTTCAGGGTCACCAGCTTTAACTTCAACTGATGCATCCACTGTTCCTGTAACATTTAAGTTATTATTAATATTAGTTACACCAGCTGTTATATTTTGATTACCTGCTACATTCATTGTTTGATGTGTATCAGTAACAAGCTTCATCTCACCTATTGATTTTAATGTATAGTGTTCAGTTGTCCCTATCGAGACATTTCCAACATATCCAACATCACCGGTACTTTTACCTACTAGAGCATCTTTACCTGTAACCATAATAGTTCTTTTGTCATAGAAATTAGTAAAAGATTCACCCCCTTTATCTAATTTTTCTTTACCACCAACAACATCAGTATGGTCTCCTTTTACTGTTGTAATATTATTGTTATTAATTAAAATAAAATTATTTCCACCTACATTTATACCTCTGTCGGTGCCTATCTCTTGATTAAAATTACCTTGAATCTTTTCATGCTTATCACCATAAATGGTTATATAATGACTTCCTGTTACTTCTTCATATTTGTCACCGTCAATAAATAACTTAGCATCTCCTGCTATAGTAACATTACATCCCCCTGTAATTTTAACATTCTTACCTTGGGCTACTATTTCATAATCTTTACCGTATATTTTAGTTATTCGAGACCCATCATGTTGAATTTCTTAAATGTACCGCTTGCACCATGTTCCATATTAATTCTTTGAGCACCCGGTGTATCATCTATTTCAAATATAGTATTATTTTCTGATTCAAAAACGTAGTTAAAAGGATACTTAGAAGGGTAGGGAAGTGTATCACCTGGATCCAAATAACCTCTTGGTTCAGGCTCATTCCATGAATCAGCTTCATAATCAGTATTAGGTCTTGTATCTTTTGTAATTTCAAACGTACCTAATTCAGGTGCTTTAGCAGTTTTTATACCACCTTCTACTCTTATTCTTTTTCTTCTTAATGTATAATGTTTTTCTGCAGCTTTACCTCTGGCAAGCTTACTTGAATCTGGTTCATTAGTTTGGCTTGGATATATTCCATTAGGATCATTAAATGCTTTATCTGGTTCTGGATCATTAAAAGGTAACCCTGGTAGGCAACCTAATACTAAAGGCTTTTGATAAAAACCTTCATCAATAAAAAATCCAACAACCCATGAACCTTCTATTATACCTGTTATAGGTCCCCCCTTACCTGAATTAGCAGTTGATGTAGGAGGCTGCATAACTGTAGCCCATGGTAGTTTATCAGTAGGTAATTTACTTAAATCATCAGTATGAACACCATAAAATCTTACTCTTACTCTTCCTGTTTTAGAGGGGTCATTTCTATCTTCAACAACACCAAAGTGCCATTGAAAAGAGCTGTATTCTATATCACGTTTTGGCATTTAAATATTTCTCCTAATCATTTCTACCTTTAGTAACAGTTATTACTAAACCTTGATCTGTCATATTGACGGGATCGTCACTTGATTGAACATTTGTAGCATCAACTTCATTCTTATCCTCATTAGTACCTATTCTACAAACATTAAGTACTTGATGATAGCCGTTTTTGGTAAATACATGAGTTAAATCTTTTACCAGAAATGATCCTGAAAGTTCAGGATCATATTGTATTTCTTTATCATTAAACTGATTAATTTCTCTATAGCTTAAATTAATTATATGACCGACATCTAACTCGCTTCTACCATAAACCTTTAATTGAACTAAGTTATTAAAAAGAGCTACCCCAATAATTTTTTTATCAGCTATTGATTTAGCCCCATTAATCATAGGACTATCTCCTAATGCAGCTCCGCTTTGATAATAATAATCAGTAGAATTAGATTCTTTGGAAAAATTATCTATAAATTTTTCAGTGCTTTTAAGTAGCTCTCCTTTAAATAATCTAAAACTACCCCTACTATCATCATATAGATCAGTAAATTTTTTAGAAATTTTACCTGCAGCTTTATAAAAATAATCAACATTTACTACGCTATTGTGAAGTGCTCCTCTATCAGCTAAGCCAAATGTTCCGTTTCTAGTTATTTGATTTACAGATAAAGCTCTCATCATTTTTCCTCTTGGTTATATTCTATTTTTATAAACACCTCTAGGGTCATGATAAAATTTATGTGACTGAAAAAAATGGCCCCGTGTAAAACCTTCTGCATATAAGGGGTTATCCATATACATATTATTTTCAAAATTATATACGTTTGTAAAAACAAAACCACTTAATGTTTGATAGAAAAAGAAAAGAAAATCATCTTCATGCTCAGCCCAAGCTAAAAAATAATCAATAGCATCGAATGGAGTCTCACTAGGTATAATACATTTTGCGATACCTGTAGTATCCCCTGCAATTAAATTAACATCTTCTCTTGCAAGTTTTTCATCGATTTTTTTACAGGCTCCTTTAGCTTCCTCAAAAGCAAGTTTAACTAAATCTTTAATAGTACCTTCAAAATAACCATCTAAGCTAGTAAAAGATTGATAATA